TTAAAACAGAAAGAAATTATTTAAAGGATCAATTAGGAGTTACTCGTGATTCTATTACACTTTTAGATAAAATTGTATTTAATCAAGACAGTATTATCAAAATTAAAGATGCTCAAATTGCTTTATATGTAAAAAATGAAAGTGATTATAAGCAATTAATTGAAAATAAAGATAAAGAAGTTACGTTATACAAAAACGAATATAAAACAGCCCTTAAGCGAAGAAATTTAGGTTACATTAGTGGAATCCTTGGCATTATATCGGGCTTATTAATAGCTCTATGAGTAGTGTAGATTTAAAAGAAGTAATCAGACAAGAATACATGAAGTGTGTGCAGGATCCTGCTCACTTTATGAAAAAATATTGTAATATCCAACACCCACAAAGGGGTCGAGTAATATTCAATTTATATCCTTTCCAAGATAAAGTATTAAATCTTTGGAAAGACCATCCATATTCCATTGTACTAAAATCACGTCAGCTAGGTATATCAACATTAGCAGCTGGTTATTCTTTATGGTTAATGTTGTTTCAAAAGGATAAAAACGTACTTTGTATTGCAACTAAACAGGAAACTGCTAAAAACATGGTTACTAAGGTTAAGTTTATGTATGATAACTTACCTTCATGGCTTAAAATACCAGCAGACGAACATAACAAATTAACATTACGATTAAGTAACGGATCACAAATTAAAGCCACTTCAGCATCTTCAGACGCAGGTCGTTCAGAAGCAGTATCTTTGTTGATAGTGGATGAGGCAGCATTTATTGAAAATATTGGAGAAATATGGGCATCAGCACAACAAACATTAGCTACAGGTGGTGGAGCAATTGTACTCTCAACACCGTATGGAACTGGAAACTGGTTCCATAAAACATGGGTTTCAGCCGAAGGCGCTGAAAACGATTTTTTACCTATTAAATTACCTTGGTTTGTCCATCCTGAACGAGATGAAAATTGGAGAAAACGTCAAGATGAATTATTAGGAGATCCTAGATTAGCCTCTCAAGAATGTGATTGCGATTTTAGCACATCAGGAGATATTGTATTTTACAATGAGTGGTTAGATTTTATTAAAGAAACAACAATTCAAGATCCAGTTGAAAGGAGAGGAGCAGACCAGAATCTATGGGTATGGGAACCTGCAGACTATACACGAGAGTATATGGTAGTAGCAGACGTAGCTAGAGGTGATGGTAAAGATTTCTCAACCTTTCATATAATGGATATTGCTACAAATACTCAAGTAGCCGAATATAAGGGACAAATGTCACCTAAAGAATTTGGATACTTTTTAGTAGGTGTAGCAACAGAATATAACCAAGCATTATTAGTAGTAGAAAATGCCTCTATTGGATGGGCAGCTATTGAATCTGTTTTAGAAAGAGGATATAGGAATGTCTATTATTCACCTAAGAGTGATACTTTAACAGTTGATTCGTATTTTAACCAATATGAAAATAGTGATAATGTTACACCTGGGTTTACTATGTCAATGAGAACTAGACCTTTAATAGTAAATAAATTTAGAGAATATGTTGGAGATCGTTCTGTAACTATTCGTTCTAAAAGATTATTAGAGGAAATGAAAGTTTTTATTTGGAAAAATGGTAGACCAGAAGCTCAGACAGGTTATAATGATGATTTAGTTATGCCTTTTGGTATTGCTATGTATTTAAGAGATACATCAATTAAGTTTCAACAACAATCTCACGATTTAACAAGAGCTGCACTAAATAATTTTTCAAAAGGTAACTCATCATTTCAAGGAGCTTATAATAGAAATTCAGTCCAAAACCCATACACAATAAAAACGGGGAATGGGGATGAAAATATTGATTGGCTCTTATAATATTTATAACAAACACAAATGGCAAACACTGGTTTATTTACACGTCTACAAAGATTATTCTCCACTGATGTTATCATCAGGAATCAGGGGGGTAATGAATTAAAGGTTTTAGACGTTGATAGCATACAACGTTCGGGAGATATAGCTACAAACTCATTAATGGATAGATTCAATAGAATTTATTCACCAGCGGCTTCATCTTTATATGGACAACAAGTTAACATTAACTATCAGTACCTTAGAACGTTTATATACTCGGACTATGATATTATGGACAACGATGCAATTATTGCATCTTCACTTGATATAATAGCCGAAGAATCTACTTTAAGGAATGAGATGGGAGAGGTATTACAAATTAGATCTAGTGACGAGGATGTACAACAAATACTTTATAACTTATTTTATGATGTATTAAACGTTGAATTTAATCTTTGGTCTTGGATTCGCCAAATGTGTAAATACGGTGACTTTTTTCTTAAATTAGAAATTGCTGAAAAATTTGGTGTTTATAATGTTATTCCTTTTACTGCTTATCACATTGACAGGCAAGAAAATTATGATAGAGAACACCCCAACGCAGTAAGATTTAAATATTCACCAGATGGAATATATGGTGGTAGTTCAGGATACTATCCTACACCTAACTTACAGGCTCAAAAAGACTCGCAACACGTGTATTTTGAGAATTATGAAATGGCTCACTTTCGTTTAATGACAGATGTTAACTATTTACCTTATGGTAGAAGTTATCTCGAGCCTGCTCGTCGTATCTTTAAACAATATACTCTAATGGAAGATGCTATGTTAATTCATAGAATATCTCGTAGTCCTGATCGTCGTGTATTCTACATTAACGTAGGTTCTATTCCTCCAAATGAGGTAGAAAATTTCATGCAGAAAACAATTACAAACATGAAACGTACTCCTTTAATGGATGAAAAAACAGGTGAATACAATTTAAAATATAACCAACAAAACCTATTAGAAGATTTTTATATTCCTATTCGTGGTAATGATAGTACTACTAAAATTGAAAATTTAGCAGGTTTAAGTTATGATGGTATTGCGGATGTTGAGTATTTAAGAAACAAATTATTTGCTGCTCTTAAAGTACCTAAAGCATTTATGGGTTACGATGAGAATTTACAAGGTAAAGCAACATTAGCTGCCGAGGATATTAGATTTGCTCGTACAATTGATCGCATTCAACGTATTATACTTTCAGAATTATATAAAATTGCTTTAGTACATTTATATACACAAGGTTACACAGCAGATAATTTAACTAATTTTGAATTAACATTAACAACTCCTTCTATCATTTATGATCAAGAACGTATTGCTTTAATGAAGGAAAAAATGGATTTGGCCGCTCAAATGATGGAAACTAAATTAATCTCTACGGATTGGATTTATGAAAACATATTCCACTTTAGCCAAGACCAGTACGAGGAAATGAGAGATTTAGTAGCTCAAGATCAAAAGCGTGCATTTAGATATACTCAAATAGGTGAAGAAGGTAATGATCCTTTAGAAACAGGTAAATCATATGGTACGCCACACGATTTGGCCTCATTATATGGTAGAGGAAGATACGAGGATATGCAATTACCTGATGGCTATGATGAAAACGTACCATTAGGTCGTCCTAAAGAAAAAGTATCTAATATTAATACTCAAGATAATGCTTTTGGTAAAGATAGATTAGGTAAAGACGCAATGAAAAACGATGACCAAGAAGGATACGGTAAATCAGTTAAAAACACTTCTCCTTTAGCTTTAGAAATAAAAGCCAAAAATAAAACATTGTTAGAGTCATTAACTAAAAAATTAGTATTTAATACTATTAATAATGGCGATTCATTGTTAGATGAAAATAAGTTAAAGAAATAAGGATCTTTATATATTTATAACAAAACTCTGAGAATGAACATTAAACATTCTAAATATAAGAATACGGGACTTTTATTTGAACTTTTAGTAAGACAAATTACTGCTGATACATTATCAGGAAAAGATTCAAAAGCAACAGGTATTCTAAAGAAATACTTTGTAAAAACAGAATTAGGTAGAGAATATAAACTTTATGAATCTTTATCTAAGTATAAAAATATTACTGAAGGTAAAGCTGAAGTGATACTTAATACTTTAGTTGAATCATCTAAAGATTTAAACAGAGGGGCTTTAAAAAGACAAAAATATAATTTAATTAACGAAATCCAAAAACATTTTAACTTAGAGGAGTTCTTTAAAACTAAATTACCTAATTATAAAGCTTACGCTTCATTATATACATTAATAGAGATATATAATAGCGATATGTTATCAACACCTGACCAAATTATTTCTAACAAATTAGTTTTATTAGAGCATTTGTCTTCTAGGTCTGTTGAGAAACAAAAGGTTGAAGATAGTGTTATTGAGGAATTTAAAACATACGATAAAGATCTTAGAATTTTAACATATAAAGTTATGTTAGAAAAATTTAATGGTAAGTATGCTGATTTAAATGATAACCAAAAAACGGTATTAAAAGAATTTATCAATTCCGTTGACTCTACTCCAAAATTAAGAGAATTTTATAATACTAAAATTACAGAAATTAAATCTACTTTAAATGAACTAAATAAAAAAGTTCAAAACAAAGCAATTAGTATTAAAATTAATGAAATAAATAATATCATCACTCCATTGAATAAAATATCTAAAATTGGTAATGATGATTTGGTTAACCTTTTACAATACTACGAACTATTAGAGGAATTAACTACAATTCATGGGTAATTTTAAGTATAAAATAGCGGAGGCAAGTGAAATACTTAAACCTACAGAAGTAGATCCTGCGTTAATTAAACGTATTGAGAAAACTTATGGTCCTGTGGATATGAAAAATGACTTCTTTTCCGCTAACCTAAAAACATATTTTAAAACATCATCAGTTAATACTGAAACTGGTTCTGTAGGGCATAAAATTATTAAATTATCTAGCTTTGCAGATTCATTAGAAAAATTATACACAGCAACAAATGCATTATCCGACTTAGTAAAATCACCAGGAGGAAAAGATGATGCTATAGTTGTTAAATTATATGATAATTTAAAAACATTATTTAATTTATATAGAACTCATTTACGTAAATACTACCCTGATCAGTATGCCGCTATTAAAGATAAACTAGATGAAATATCATCTGTAGGTGGTGGTGCGGGAAATGCAAGTTTTACATCAGGAACAGAAGGTGAAAATTATGCTACTAAATATGCTTTTGGTAAATACAAGTACAAATTAGCTCCTAAAAAATCATTAAAAGAAGCCGAATTCAATGTAGACCAATATATTTCAGACTTAAACGTTCCTAACCCTGAATTAGTAAATTGGATTAGAGAAAGATTAAAAGCTTTTGATACATTAGAACAACAATTAAATACATTAGTACCCTTAATACAACAAGCAAAACAAGATACTATAAAAACTTATAGTCAAAATCCAAATTTCTCTGTTATTTATGGTACAGACATGGCTCAAGATTATTTAAACGATTTAATAGATTTATTTAAAAAACAATAAAATGGCAAACATACCAGTAAACTCAACCGCAATTCCTTTGATACAAGGTCAATCTATAACCGGCTCTTTTGCAGGTTTTATTGTATGTCCTAATACTTCTACAACTCCACAAGGAACAGTAGCTCATTTTAAAGGATTAAAAGACGCAACAAACAGAGAATTAGCAATTTCAGCATCATCCTTGTTTTTTGTCCCTGGATATTATCCTATTTTTGTTACTAGTGCTTCATTAGATGCTACTAGTAATAATGTATTATTCTTCACATAATATTTATAATAAAACAAAATGGCAACATTACAACAACAATACAACTTAATTAAAGAAGGCAAAGGAGATAAACAATTTTTCCTAAAATCAGCAAGATATCAATTCCCCGATTATATTACTTCTTTAACCGATTTTAATACCTCTATTCAGATTTTGAACAGTAAAGGTATTTTAAATGAGGAATCTAAATCAACTGTAAAAAAAGATTGGTTTAAAATATTTGAAGCGGAAGTAAAAGCTCATAATAAAGAAATGGAAAAAGATTTAGTTGATTTAGAAACTAAAAACTTTGACTATACAGATAAAAAGAATATTGATAATTTATATGGTCAATCATTTTTGATGGGTTACTTAGCTGAAATGGGTGATCCTAAAAATGCTGATAAAACTGTAAATGAGTTAAAAGAAATGGTAGCTAAAAATATGGCTAAAGATGTTAATTACTACCATAAAAATGCTTCTTTTGGTGTTAAAGGAATTGGATATACTCAACAAGAACAACCAAAAGATCCTAAAGGTAAACATAAATCAAGTGGGTATGGTGATTTGGCAGAAGCAAAACGTCCAAATATTGCTGCTCATATGAAAGAAGTAGAAAAAACAAGTGCGGCTGTTGCTTTAGAAGCTAAATTAAACGCTATTGATGAAGCAATTAATAGTCGTAAAGCCAAATTAGAATTAGCCGAATCAGAAGATTTAGCTGAAATGATTGATCCTTCAATGGTTAAAGTTCTTAACAAAGAAATCAAAGAACTTGAAAAACATAAAGCTAAAAATATGAAACTTTATGAAAAAATGACTGGTAAAGCTAAAGAAGAGGTTATTGACGAGGCTGAACAAACAGAAGAAACTACCTCAGAAAATTACGACCTTTCAAACCTTAAATAATGAAACAAGTTTTAATAGAAACCATTCCATTTAGTGTATCACGTACACAATTACATGAGGGGTTAAAAGCACCTTCCGGTAATCCTTTGGTTGAAGGTATTTTAGCTACAGCCGAAGTAAAAAATGGTAATGGTAGATATTATCCAAAAGATTTGTGGGAACGTGAAATTGATAAGTATCAACAAATAGTTAAAGAAAATAGAGCAACAGGTGAATTAGATCATCCTGAATCATCTATTATTTCTTTAAAAAATGTATCTCATGTTATTAGAGAAGTTTGGTGGACTGGAGATAAAGTAATGGGTAAAATTGAAATATTACCTACAGTATCTGGAAATATATTAAAAGCACTTATCGATAATAATGTCATGGTAGGTGTATCATCTCGTGGAATGGGTTCATTAAAAGAAATGAATGAAGGTACTTTAGAGGTACAAGACGATTTTGAATTACTATGTTGGGATTTTGTATCAACACCATCCAATCCAGGTTCATATATGAATTTAGTTAGAGAAAGTAAAGAATACAGTAAAATTGATTATTCAAAAGTTAATTCCTTATTAACAGAAATTTTATGTGCTAATGGCACATGTCCAATATTTTAACCCCTCTTAGGATAGTATCCTTTGACTGACCCTCCCCTAAAAAGGAGGGTTTCTTATTTTCGCAATTTTGAAGAATCCCCATATATGTATATTCGTAATATGCGATTTTCTATATCGCATTAAGATTTTAAATATCTATTACGCTTCGACATTAGTCACTAATAAGCGTACTTCCAACAAAAATTATTTGAGGACAAAAAAACAAAATGGCAAACAGAGACTTATTAAAAGAAGCCATTGCCGATGCTAAGACTGTTAAGGAAACAGCCATCGCCAATGCAAAAGTCGCTCTTGAAGAAGCCTTTACTCCCTATTTGAAAGAAAAGTTAGCTGCAAAGTTAGCTGAAATGGATGAAGTGGATGAAGCTAAAGAAGAGATGACAGAAATGAAAGAAAAGGAAATTGAGGAAAATTACGACATGGAAGAAGAAAAACACATGAACAAAAAAGAAATGGACGAAATGGACATGGGCGAAATGGACATGGATGAAGCTAAAGAAATGGACGAAATGGACCTAGATGAACTTTTAAGAGAATTAGATGAATTAGAGGTAGAAGAAGGATTAGGCACGATCAATGATCCTGCAGCTGAACCTGGATCTGACGATCACGGAAACATTTCAGAAGCTGAAGGTGAAGAAAGTGAAATGGAAGATTCAGATGCTGACGGAGTACCGGATGAACAAGATGAAGAAATTGATCTTGAAAACATGTCTGAAGACGATCTTAAATCATTCATCGAATCAGTAATTGCTGACATGGTTGAAACTGGCGAATTAGAAGCTGGTGAAGGTATGGAAAGCGAAGAAGGCGAAGAAGAAGGTGAAGAAGGAAAAGAAGGTGAAATGGATATGGGTGCTGAAATGATGGCCGAAGTAAAGAAAATGAAAAAAGAAGTGGAAGAAGCTAAAAAAGCTAAAGAAAAAGCTGAAAAAGAATTAAAAGAAGCTTTATCAACTGTTTCTACTATTAGAACTGAACTTCAAGAGGTTAATTTATTCAACGCTAAATTACTTTACACTAACAAAATCTTTAAAGCTAAAAACTTAACCGAATCACAAAAAGTAAAAGTATTAGCTGCTTTTGATAAAGCTGCTAGTGTTAAAGAAGCTAAATTAGTATTCGAAACCCTATCAGAAGGATTCGTTGAAAAGAAAGCTCCAATGAATGAATCATTGCTGCGTGGTAGTGCTTCTAAAGTAACAGGTGTTGCTGTGAAGAAACCAATCATGGAAGCTAATGATCAGGTTGCAAGGTGGCAAAAATTAGCCGGAATTAATATTATTAAATAAAAAACAAAAAAACAAACAAAAACAAAATGTCAAACGTACAACAATTATTAGAGAGCGCTGCTGGTTCTTGGAAGAACTTGCAAAGCGACGCAGCTAAATTGGCCAACAAATGGACCAAGACTGGCTTGTTAGAAGGTTTGGGTGAAGTTGAAAAAAACAATATGTCACTCTTACTTGAAAACCAAGCAAAACAGTTAGTAACAGAAGCAAACCAAATTTCTACTAACTCTTCTTTCACATCAGGTACCCAAGGTGAAAACTGGGCGGGTATTGCTCTTCCTTTGGTTCGTAAAGTATTCGGAACTATCGTAGCTAAAGAATTCGTTTCAGTTCAACCAATGAACATGCCTTCAGGTCTTGTGTTCTTCTTGGATTTCCAATATGGTAACTCTAAGACTCCATTCGGTGCTAACGGATCTTTATATGGTGACAGAAACGCTTCTGGTCCATTCCCATTCGCAACTCCTGCTGCTTCAGGTGGTCTTTACAACCCAGCTAACAAATTCACTTATTCTATTAACACAACTCAATCTGTAGTTTCAGCTACTGTTACTACTGCTTCTTGGCAGGATGTTAACTTCGATTCTGATTTATCTGCTTCGGTTGCTGCTGGTACTATTAAGAAATTTGCAATAGCTTCTGCTGTTACTACATTACCTTTCTTTGATGCTGATTCTACAAGAGGATTTGCTTTAACTTCAGGTTCAACTTTTACAATTGCTAGAGCTTTACCTCAGTTTACTACTTACAACTACACTGCAAACACTATTTCTTTCTTCTTGACTGGTTCAACTGCTGAAACTAATGGTACTGGAACTTCTGCTGGTTCAGTTGTTACTTATGTTAAATCTACTTCTGATCAATACAGAGGTGATTTTGAAGAATCTTCTTCTTACGCTGTACCTAACGCTCAAAGCGCTACTCAAATCGTTATCCCTGAGATTAACGTTAAAATGCAATCTCAAGCTATCACCGCTAAGACTCGTAAGTTGAAAGCTGTATGGACTCCTGAATTTGCACAAGATTTAGCTGCTTACCAAAACATCGATGCTGAAGCTGAATTGACTAACATCATGAGTGAGTATATTTCAATGGAAATTGATTTAGAAATCTTAGATATGTTGATCGAAGATGCTGCTGCTGGTACTGAGTACTGGAGTGCAGTTAATAACCAAACTATCAGCACAACTGGTACTTTCGGTTCTGCTGGTTACTACAACACTCAAGGACAATGGTTCCAAACTTTAGGTACTAAAATCCAAAAGTTAAGCAACAAAATTCACCAATTAACTTTGCGTGGTGGTGCTAACTTCTTAGTAACTTCTCCAACAATCGCAACTGTTTTAGAATCAATCCCAGGATTTGCTTCTACTTCAAACGGTGAAGCTGAACAAATGGAGTATGCTTTCGGTGTACAAAAAGTTGGTTCAGTTAACGGTCGTTACAAGGTTTACAAAAACCCTTACATGACTGAAAACGTAATGTTATTAGGTTACAAAGGTTCACAATTCTTAGAAACTGGTGCTGTATTTGCTCCTTACATTCCTATGATTATGACTCCTTTGGTTTACGATCCTGATACCTTCACACCACGTAAAGGTCTATTGACTCGTTACGCTAAGAAGATGTTACGTCCCGAGTTTTATGGTAAGATCTACGTTAGTGGATTGAACACCATCTAATTTTAGTAAAGGAATAATATTTCTTATAAAAGAGCCCCGAGAAATCGGGGCTTTTTTTAACTAGTATAGGCCTACACCATATGTATAACAAATATAGTTACACTAAATTAAAATTTATGAAAGAGACTCCAAGTCAGTTACCAATTCAAAGTTTCGTTATGAACTTTCCATTCTCATTGTCTACAGCAGACCCAAACAACATTTGGATGCAGGAATTAACAGATGAGGAATTAACAATTAATAAACCTAAAGCATACAAACAATTTATGGACTTGTATAATTTTGTTGCTGGTGGTGCTATAGTTAATTTATTACCCT